TAAGTAAGATCCGCTATATCTAATAGCTACTGTCGAAGGTAGGAAGTAATTGTAATCTTGTAACTGTGCATATTGCGAGTAGGGCTGTAAGCTTTGTGAAATATTTCCTATTAGAACGGTTTCGTTTATAGACTTAGTAATTAATCCGTAGTTTGTTGGAACTACTTGATTTGCATTATAGTCTAAATCTAAAAATCTTTGAGATAATACTGCGCCTGTTATATTATTTAAGGTAGGGCTTACAGAATAAGTTGTAAATATTACGGTTCCTACGGAAGTAGGAATAGATGATGTCCAAGGATATTCGTAAGATGAAACTTCGTCTTGTGAAAACGTATTAAAGTCAGTTTGTATAGTACTGCCACTAAATTCTCCTGTGTATTTTTGAATATTAGTAGAAGAACTCATGTAAATGGTTCCAGACGAATTCCCTAAGTATACTGAGTTTGATTGGTACTGTACCGGTATTTTCTCTACATAGTATGTATCTCCTAATACTGAACCTCCGTCTGATCCAGAAACTCTAACCATGTATACTTCAGTAGATCCAGAAAGAACAGTATAAGTAGGTTCGTGTCTTGGATACTTGTTTCTTTCAAGCATGTGAGATTGAATAGCAATACCTGTTGTAGCAGAAGCTCTAGCAGGCATCCAATCTCTTAACATTTTAAATACCGAGTTATTATAGTACTTTATAACTCTAATAAAATCCCAAACGTTATATCTACTTGTATATTCTGCGTCAAAGTATCTATTAGATAATTCAACAAGAGGTATGTATGAGCTTGAGTACTGTAAATTAGGTGCACCAATAAGCTGCATAATATTAAAGTACCCAGGCTGTGTAGAGGAAGTAATAATTCCTGAAGATGTAATACTTGCGTTGATAGAGTCTGCTGGAGAGAATCCGGCTTCTACGTTATTGGAAGTCTTATCTTGATCGTTTTGATAGTACTGAATTGTAGTATAAGGTGATAATAAACTACTAGAAATATTTAAAACACTTCCGGTTAAAATCTTAGTATTACTAATTTCTTGAATGCCCGGTACTTGATAGATATTATAACCTCCATACTCGTGTGGGTCTAAGATATCTCCAGGAATACCGAACGTAGTAATTAAAGCTCTAATTCCTCTTTCTGTACCTCTCGTTTTAAGCAAATAAGCAAGGTTATGATAGAGACGTTTATAAGTCTCTCCTGTAAGTTGTGATGCAGGTAAGGTAGCAAAGCTAGAGGAAGGATTAGATCCTGTAACAAATGATATTACATACCTATTAATTTTTTCTTCTCCAAAAGGAGGCAGAGATAAAGAAGCAGTTAACCAAGGCTGGCCTGCTAAAGGATAGATACTGCTACTTGCAACATTACTTACAGAGTAAGCGCTTGAAGTAACCGGTAAAGATGATCCTGTTTGATTTAAACCAAGTAAAGAATAATAAATGTTATCAGTAATGCTAGTATTAGTATATAACTGTACACCAAAGCTTCTTAATGCGTTTGCTACTTGATCCATTGAAATACCAACAAATGGATTATTCTCTGCAGAGTAGTGGTTAGTTACGTCTTTTAAATAAATCCAAATATTATCAAAATGCTGGCCTATCATGTTTAAGAAAACAAGGTAAGGTGTATTTGCAGGATCTTCTGTTATGTATGCTGGTGTTGCATATAATAATAAGTCTTTATTATTGTCGTCGTAGTACGAGGAAGACCAGTACATACTCATTGTAGCCGGGCCGTTAGGGTTAGTACTAATACTTCCTAACCAGTTTACGGCTTGCGAAGAAGTTAACGAGTATAAAGGATAGGGCTGTGTGTTAGTTTGTTTTGGATATGACGTTGAGGCGGAATTAAAATATAAATAATACTCGTATCCGTCGAAATTAGTAATAGTTGTATCTATCTGATTCTGTAAAAGTACTTTTGCAGTACTAGTATTAGTTTGAGTTAAGCCTGCTGAAGCAGATTCAATTAACTGTACCTTATATACAAAGTTATATAGTCTTTCTGTAGCAGAAGAGAAGTGTATAAAGTTTTCGAAATTGCTATAATCAACATTAATTTGGATGCCTTTTTCTTGCATCAAAGATTGTAACTGTTGATAAGAAGAAGTTACAGAAGTAAGTAATAAAGATTCGTAAGAGTAATACGGTGTAGTTTGACCTACTTTATCGTTTACTGCTACTTTGTAGTTAGGTCCTTTAATAGGCGTACTATCTACTACTGCTTCAGGCAATACATTAATAGATACATTAAACTCTGCAGGATCAGCAACTGGCTTTACAACCCAAAAGGTTGATTTAGTAGTAAATGCATCAGGTAGAGGTTCATATAACTTGAAAATAACATACCCGATACCTTCTTCTTCTACGTATACGGCGTTTACGCCTATCAATTGTACGTCTGCGCCGAAGTTTAAATAAAAGGTAGGATAGTATGGATCAGCAGCTAAAGTAGCGTTAAATACTACAAATGCTTCTTGAAGTGCGGTATTGCTTAAATCTTGTCTAGCAGTTTTAATTTCAAGTCCAGAAGCGGAGATTTCTTTAATCCAAAAATGTGATGCAGGATCTGGTAGAGAAAGTAACTGTGAGTTAAAGAAATTATACTTAACGTTGACTACGCCTCTATCATAACCTAAAATTCTAGCATCTCTTTCTGGATCTAAATAAAGTTGAGTTGTTGTACCGGTTACAGGGTCTACAACGCTATCATCTAGTTGATATTGTCTTGAATAATACTCAGCATTTAGAACCGTACCGTTTAGATCTTTTATAAAATACTCTATATAATCGCCGATACTACCGTAATTTCCATTAATAAAGGTAGTATTAATCAGAGCTACATCTTGTGGTGCATAACTTTGATACTGATCATCGGATCCAATATAAGATACATCTACTATTTCCATTAAACTGTGTTATTTATATTTAAAAAATCCGTATTCGCTTCTAATAATTGCTGTCTTAAAGAGTTTATCTCTTCAATATAAGCTTGTTCTGTATCAGTTACTACTCCTCCACCTAGATATTCTAAACTTCTTTTTACTAAATACTCGTGAGAATTTAATTCTCCGGTAGCCGGTATTTGAAAAAACAATTCATTATACGCATCAAAAAATAATTCAACTGAAGTGTTTATACCTATTTCTGCAGAAGCGGTAACTGGGTTATATAACTCGCTAAAGGAGGTATCAATTACATTAATGTAAGTAGTACGTCCGTAAACTTCTTTTATTAATTTAACCTGTTCTGACATTATGCTACGATTTTAAATACTAAGTTTTGACCTGTATAAGTTACCTCTTCTGCAGGAAGTGTTAATAGATCTTCCGGAGCATAGCGAGATAGTGCATCATATATGGCTTGTTCACTATCGTACAGTGATAAAGGTCCGTATACTGTAGAAAAGATATTAGTCTTAATTAAGAACCTATAGTATCTATTAATTTCTAAACCGCTAGTATATAAGGTGAAATAGTTTCCTATACTATCTGCACTTAATTTTGTAAAATTTTCATCAAAGTCTACTACCATTTCTCCTGTCTTTACATCTTGCAAAGCCCAGTAGGTATTTTCAGATAGATATAAGTTAGTTAGGTATACAGAAGAAGTTGTAAATTGTCTTGGAGGGTAAGTGTATCTAGTACCTATTCTCATCTTATATACTTCATTCTGCGTAAACTGTCCGGGATTGTTTGCAAGTACGACTGTAATTTGATTACTTAAAGCAAAGTTACCGCCTTGAGGAAAGAAGTAGGAATCATCCCATTTAAATTCAATAGTAGGAGGATAGATAGTATGCGTATCTACAGAAAAGAATTTAAGATCTATAAATGCATTTTGATCTTCTTCTATTGCTTGAGGATGCTTAACTATTACTCCGTAGTTAGGAATTGAACCAGAAATCCACTCAGTCATTATATCGGTTATATCCGTATTTATGTCCTTATTGGACATATAATCAAAGCTCTGAGTTGCTTCTATATTATCATACCAAGAACCTCCGCTTCCTACATAGAAAGGTTGGCCGGGTGTAGGTACATACTCCCAATTATAGCTAGCTGATTCCCAGCTTGGTAAATCGATATTGTTCCAATAGAAAGTATCCTCTACCCATGCAGGAGAGCTTCCTGAAAGACAAGTATACAACCAAGATACTCCGTTTACGGATTGAGGTACTTGTGCGAATTGCCCTGTTCCCATACACCAAGACTGTGATACAGGAAATACGTCTAATGAATAAGTAGTACTTAAGTTCTGTGCAGAAGCTAAAAATAACTTTAAACTTGCTGCGTAAGATCCACTTTTTGCTTGAGAGGCATAGACTTTTAACTTATTAATATCTTGATCAGAAAATTGTAGTACAGATCTTCTAATATCCGTATTAGGAAAATAAGCATCAGAGGTACTATAATTGCCGTTAGCGGCTAGATCGTAGGTATAATATGGATTTTCAGTTATAGGATTTCTATATAGAAACCTGGTACCGTCTTGAGAGTTCTTAACAGATACTTCCAATATAGGATCTCTACCGGTATTTTTTAACGGGTATCTAGAGTAAATTGTTGCATCTGCTGATGCGAATATGTTATATACTGCCATTTTATTACATTGTTACTATACGTCCTTGAATATCTGTGTCTGGGTATTTAACTTCAAAAATGCTTGGATCTAATGAAGGATAAATGACACCGTTTAAGCTTGCACCCGGTATATCGTAACTGTATTGAGAATACCCTGCGGTAGTACCTGCTATGTTTCTAATGTTTACTTTTTGAACTGTCTGTACACCTGCTATCTGATCAAGTAAGGTATAAATTTCAGACATTATAATCGGTTGATTTATTTGCCAATTCTCTCTTGCAAAATATGCTTTCAATGTAACTAGACAAGCACCAATTACTTCTCTCGAAGTATAGTTAGGTCTTATAATAATATCAAAGCCTACTTGTATGTTAATAATATAAGCCGGCTTTAATATAATAGTATCTGTTAACATTCTGTAATCAGATAAGTAAGTTTGTATATTTTTATTTAAAGCAGTACTAGGTTGTGTGAAAGTACCGTCTGTATCGTAGCTTAGTAAGTATATAGAAGTTGCTAGAGGATCTCTCTCTCCAGGTTCGTCTCTTAGATACTGAGCAAATGTTGCAGTATCTTTTGTTACATATGCTTTAGCTACTTGTCCGAATTTTGGCGGCATACCTAATACAGTACCTAAATAATCTTGCTGTGTTACTGCTCTCATTTGAGAAGGAAACTTAGCTAGCGTATTTAATCTAATACTATCTGGAGTATCTCCATCACCGCCTCCGACTGCTTGTACGCTATTGTTAGTAGCTAAAGTAGCTTGTGTTAAGACTTGTACAGAAGGGGTTCCGGTATTAGGGAAAGTAGTATTTGCTACGACAATATTAGTTAACTCGTTTGTATTAACGTTTGCTGTTGCTCCGCCGCCTACTAGGTAATTTACCGTTAAGTTTGTATTTACAGGAGCTAGACCGTAGGATTGATTTACTACAAAGTTAGTAGGATCGAATGCGGTATTTAGTAAGTCGATACCGTTAACTGTTCCGATACCTACATTAAATGGATTAGGTATCGAACCAGAAGCAGATTGTATACCGGCACCAAACTCTAGCTCTAAAATATTGTTAGAGGTAAATCTAGAAACAAATCTCCTAGGTACTGGAAGTTTTTCTATTATATAAGGAACTTCGTTAGCTTCTTGATATAAGTCTGGATAATTTAAAGCAGTATTAGTAACAGGATTTAAAATAAATTCCTGAGCTAAATAAGGAACTTCGTACCATCTAAAGCCTGTCGTTTGATCGTATACGCTTAATATTTCGATAATATTACTGTCTTGTAATGTTCTTATTGGAAATATTTCAGCAGCACCAAAAGAAATACTAGTAGCTTTTATTTGACCGGACATTGCTATTGTAGATTTCTTAAGCAAATAAGTATCTGGGTTCCCTCCAGATGTTTCATATACAGAAATCTCAGTCGGATCGATAGAAGAAGATAAGTTAAAGTTTACTTGATTAGGACAATAAAAATAATTCGTAGAATCAATGTTAGATCTAACTTGCATTCCTTCTTCGATAATCATTGCATATCTAAAATCAGGAGCGAAAGTTGAACCAGAAGCAGGTAACTGTTGGTATACGTCTAAGGTAACCATTGCTGCAGAAGTTACTTTAGGTCTATAGCCCATCATATAGGCTAAGGTATATAAATTATTAGTTTGCTTTGCGTACTCTAAAAAGTTTTCTTGTACTTGATTGTCTAGATAAAAAGATAATACATCTCCTACATAAGAAGCCATCTCAATAAACATAGTGCCAGGAGATGAAGTGGAGAAGTCATTGTAAGACTGAGGATAGTAAGCTTTAGCGTACTCAATAAGCGCAGCTCTAAAAGTATTAAAATCTTTATTTAAGTATGTTATATTCTTATTAGCCATTTAAATCTAGTATTATATTATCGGTTACGCCTGTGTTTCTTATAGTATACGAAAACTGAATTTGAAGTAAGTTCCTATCTGGGCTTGCATTAAAAGTTAATTCCGTAATTATTACATTCGGAAAGTAAGCTTCTACTCCTGCTCTTATCTGCAAGTCTAAACTATCTATAGTATCTTGACTAATTTGATCGAATACTTTATTTCTTATTCCTGCACCAAAGTTAGGATTAAAGATTCTCTCACGTTTATCGGTAAGGAGGAAATTAATAATGTTATACTTTAATTGCTCCTGTGTAGTATATACTGTTTGAAAAACAGCCGGTGTGTTGAATGGCAAAGCAACTCCAATCCCTGTAGAGGATCTTAAGTCAAGTACGTTTATTTGCTTTAAGTTGTATGCCATCTATACTATTCGTTTATACCCATTTTCGCCATCATATGAGAGAAGTCCGGAACTGCATTGATTTGAATTGCTTCTAGGTTAGAACTTCCTCTTGAATTTGCAAACATATCTCCTACTGATTCCACGATAGGAACATCTCTTTCTACTCCCTGTCCGTTTAAATCTCCAAATTCATCCATAGTCATAGATTGAGCTGTCTCAGCAAGTAAGCTATTTAATGGATTACCTGGGGATAATACAGGGGCAACTGGTCTGGGTACAGATCTGTTCATAGTAGCAGGAACAGCTGGTTTTGCTATAGGTCTCGCTGATTCTACAATAGTTTGCTGCCCTCTATTAGCTATAATAGCTTCTTTAAGGATTCCAGCTAATTCTTCTTGGAATACAGCTTTAACCTCTTCGCGGATTAATTTTCTAAATGCGTCTAAATTTGCCATATGTTATAAATATTTTGTTTAGTTGTTTTTACGTTCTCTTGCTCTCTCAATAGGGCTCTTTCTTTTTTCTCCAGCTACTTGTTTTTTAGCATTAGTATTATAAGCAGTCGTTACATTTTGCGAATTTTGCTTAAATAACTCTCCTCCAGGTAGTTTATCTATAAAAGTATTAAGATTTAAACTTTGAGCAGCAGCTGCACTGTCAGCTGCAGATCTATCTATATTTAAATCATCTTCTGCTACATCATTGCTATCCAGGTAGTTAATAGATTCTGCAATAGCGCTTAACGCTGCTGCATCAAGCAATCCTACTCCGGAATCTACTAAACCAAGAGCCATTAGCTTTTGTTGAACTTCTGCTATAATTACCGATGTATTCGTTGCGAAAGTTAAGTCGGATTGAGCTACTATCTGACCTCTCGTATCTAATGCTATACCTCTTCTTCTCTTGTTTGTTATTGATCTTTCAGTTAGTTCTTCGTCAACTACTCTAATATCATATCCTCCAAACATTTTATTGTCTATATTTACTTTAGAATCGTACTGCGTTATATAAGCTGCAAACTCAGACTGTAAAGTTATTAAATTGTCCCTAGTTTCTTGAAGCTGGGCTACTACGTCCGAGTCCTTAACTGCTTCGCAAGCCTGTAAGTTAACAAGTAATATATTCAATCTTGTAAGTAATTCGTTTGTATTTGCAAGAATATACCTAATAAAGTTAACTGCTACTTGCAGTAAAGAGTTAATAGTTCTTAAAAGAATGCTAATTCCGTCAGTTTCATCTTTAGCTTTTATTCTAGCCGCTTCAAGTCTACTAATAGCGCCTACCGGTTGTAGGTTTGCAGGGAGTGGAGAGTTTAAGAAGAATTGCTGAATGAACTTAAATACTTTATTAAACACAAGAGCTAGTTTAATCAAGAATTGTCCTAAAGTTAGTACTCCTTGTACTTGTCTTGCGATTTTAATAAAAGATCGAAGTGCATCATTAATTTTTTTAAGTTCCGGTATAATACCAGTAGGATTCAAAAACGCACTTAATTTTTGTAATTGAGCTCTAATATCGGTACCTAAAAAATTACCTACTATAGCTAATGCGTTTTTAAAGTCTAAGTTTTCAATAGTAACACATACAGCTCTTACTTTATTTATATCACTTATTAGCTTCTGTAATTCATCGTTAGGAATATTTCTATAATCACTATACTTGTTGATAGTACCTATAAAATCATCTATAAAATTTAAGCTTCCGCCGATTCCGGGTACTGTAGATAATAAAGTTGCATCTTCTGCGCTAAATATAGAGGCGGTAGTTCGACCAGAAAGATCGAAAGAATCCTTGATTGCCTGCATTAAGAAGAATGTATTATAGGCAGTAACTTGAGTACCTCCTTGTGCAGGTGCACCTGATTGAGATGCGGCCTGATTAATTGGTACTGCGTTTGGTCCTGTTCCTACATATGTTCCGATAAAGACATTAGGGTAAGCTGTATACTTATCTATCTGCGTTCGTACTAGTGCTGCTGCATCTTGTAGAGTAAATAAAGCAGTTTGTGCAGCGTTCCAGGGTTTTTCAGGGCGCGGCCTTTTCTTTATGTTGATCATGTCAGCAAGGTACGTTAGTATGTTGCATAGATCTACAGAATTTAAAGCATCAAGCGCGTTAAATAAACCAGACTGTACGAAAGAGCCTACAGCATTAGATGCAGCTGGAGCTGCTGGTACTGTTGTATTAGTATATTCTAAAGTTCCGGATACCGGATTATATTTAGCAGTTGCTCTAGTTGTAGGAGTGTTGGTTCCCCATAATACCTTATCTATACCTACTTGAAGATTTCCAAGGGCGTTAGCGGAGGTTGTAATTGCTTTACCTAAAGGTACTAGTACTTTACTATTACTCATTACTTACTGTATGTAGTTTTAGATAAACATTTACTATTTAACTGTGCCTTTACT